ACATTCACATCAGATGCCACCTACAAAATATGGTACGGTTCAAGGGTGTCTGCGAAGACGTGGGTAAAGGCAGTTGAGTTAATCCACAAGGCAAGGTCACAAACATACTTCAGGGGATTGTTCACAAGGCAGACACAAAAGGATGCCAGGGAGTCTCAATTCCAGTTATTCAATGACATGATAACAAAGATATATCCGTGGTTGCAGGATGAGTTTGCTATACATAAGTCAACGATGAACATCACCCACAAGAATGGCAACTTTATGAGGGGTGCGAGCTTTGAAGACCCCATAAGGTCATTGGCTGAATACACAGACTTTTGGATTGACGAACCGATAACGAGGCAGGGCAGCGTAAAGAAAGACGACCTGCTTGACCTCAAAGGTACTCTTCGTAATTCATACGGTATAAAAAGTCAAATACACCTCACCTTTAACCCTGTGTCAAAAAACACATGGATATATAAAGACTTTTTCGAGGAGCCTAAATTCAATGATGTGGACACATTGGTGTGCAACTACCAACACAACCCGTTCTGTCCACCTGAGAAAATAACGGAGCTTGAAGAATACAAATTTATAGACCCTGACAGGTATGCCGTTGACAGCTTAGGGCAATGGGGAGAGATAAGGAACAACGATCCGTTCTTTAACCATGTTAATCGCATAAGATGGCAGAACCATGATGTATCAGACATTGATGATTTATGGGCATCGTTTGACTTTAACTTCAGCCCGACGACTGTTATCTTTGCCCAGAAGATATATGGATATGGATTGGTCATTCTTGATACTGTGCAAAAGAATGGCGGTACAGAAAACTTGTGTTATGATACCAAAGACGTAATTTACAATCACGGTGGGCGAAAACTTGTGACGGGTGACTTCAGCGGAAACCAGCGTTCCAGTGTCGGAGGGATAAGGGCAGGTCAGGAGGTTACGGATTACCTACACGTCCTGAATGTATGGAACCTAACGGATGGAAATTTGATTGACACAAAACGTGTCAACCCGATGTTCCACCTTAGCAGGGATTTGTGTAATCAGGTGATGTACAAGATACCTATATACTTTAATGACACTCCAGGTAATAGGGCATTGTATGACGACCTATACAAGGCACAGGTCATAAAGACAAGCACGGACAGGATAGCACTATACAAAAACAGGGATGCAGGTTATGGGATGGACATGACCGACGCTTTCAGGTACTTAATAAACGCCATGTTCCCAGACTTAAATAGGGATGTGGAAAGATTCTTGTGAGTGGGGTTAGTTAAAAAATTAAATATTATGATAGACGCAAATAAATTAAAAAAAATACAAGATTGTAAGGGCAGATTAAAAGAAATAGTTGGAGATGAAGGTGTATTACAACTCGCAAAAAATGGGATTTGCCCACATTACATAATAACTAACCCGATTACAAGGGAAGAAAGTATTTGGTTTATACCATCGGAAATAAATGAATGGTTTGAAACAAATTTCATTAATTATAGGGATGGGGCGTTTGTGCAAAATTACACATTTGTCCACTTCAATAAAGAATTGCATAAGGCAAACGGTACTATTCCTAATGAATTGTGTAAAATAAAAGAATTATATCATTTACCAATTGAGCATATTAGTACACCACCAGGAATTTATTTTTTATGCAAAAACGGCAAAATACAATACATTGGACAAGCTGTAAATGTTGCAAGTAGAGTTATCACTCACATAACCGAAGGATTAAAAGATTTTGATAGTGTTTTCTTTATTACTTGTTCCATCAATAGATTGACGCAACTTGAAAGTAGTTTAATACGATATTTTCAACCTGAATTAAATAAAACTTGTCGTATTAGTTCAAGTCAGATGGATGAAATGGTTGTTCAGTCGCTATTTAATGATGAATGATGAGATAAAGTGTTTCTTGTGATGGATTTAATTTGACATCAAAGATTTTAAGTAATCAGCTACCAATTTCTTGACATCCTGTATCTTTGATACAGGAATACGGAAAGTTACTACCTTCGTAGGCTCTCCGTATTTTGGTTTGGCACCAGAGTTGGGTTACGATGAATGTAAGCATGAAATATATTTTAAAGGGGCAAAATAGAAATTAGATAAAAAAAAGGTATATATTTGCGGTCAGAAAAGGGGATGGGTGTTAAACAACACCTATGGCAACAATAGCTGAAGAAAATATAATCATTTCGTTTCAGGTCGAAACGGATGGCATTAATGTAGCGAACAAGTCAGTAGCTGCATTAAATCAGACTGCCGAAAAGTTAAACAAGGTAAAGATAGACTTTGTTGACAGTAAGACCATAGCCAACAAATTACTGGGTGTTGAAAATGCGATAAAGCGTATAGATGATGCTGTCAAGAAGGCAAGTGATGGTGACTTCACGGCATTGGAAAACGAATTTAAAGACATATCAGAAGCGGCTGGCCTTACCGCAAAAGAGGTGGAACACATATACACCAATACCCAGGACGTAGTAAAGGAACTTGCACAAAAACTCCCAAATGCAGGGAAAGGATTGGGCATAATAGCCGAAGATGCTGAGCAGATGACAAAACAGTTTACGTCTGCAAAACAAGAATTAAGGGAGTTAACGAAAGCGATAACATCTGGGCAGTTAGATGGTGATGAACTGGTAGCAGCAAGGGCGAGGGCTGCACAGTTGACCGACGAGATAGGCGACGTCAGGGAGCAGATAAGAAACATGGCATCAGACACAAGGGGGCTTGATACATTAATTGAGGGGACAAGGGCGGTGACTGCGGGGTTTGCCATCGCTGAGGGTGCGGCTGCATTGTTTGGTGATGAGAATGAGGATGTGCAAAAGGCATTGATTAAGTTGAATGCCATAATGGCTATTCAGAACGGATTGCAGGAGGCACACGCTTTGTTATTGCAGAACTCAAACCTGCGGATGAGGGCGGCTGCGATAACACAGGGGGTATATACGGCTGTTGTTGGTACGTCAACAGGGGCTTTAAAACTATTTAGGATTGCACTTGCGACTACTGGTATTGGCTTGTTAGTATTGCTGTTGGGGGCACTTGTGGCTAACTGGGACAAGGTTAAAAAGTCTATATCAGAAAACGCTCAGGCATTATTTGACTTTGGCAAGAAGGTGACGGTATTAGTCCCGCCATTGAATGTGTTGGTAAAAGCGGCTGAGTATGTGTACAATAATTTCGACAAAATAAAGACTGCCATCTTTGGCATTGATGACGCAATAGGGGCATTTTTCAAGACTGTTGGTGGTGTTGCGGGGGCTTTGTTAGAAGGTGATTTTAGCAAGGCAAAGGAATTGTATAACAACATTGGCAAGGAGACTGCTGAGGCTTTTTATAAGGGGCAAAAGAATTACATAGCTGAGCAACGTATTGCGGGGCTTGCCGACAACTTAGAAAAACAAAACAAACTTTTAGGGCGTCAGGTTGAATTGCAGAATGCGGCTGGGCGTGATAGCTATAATGCCCAAAGAAAAATACTTATTAATGAATTGAATATACTCAGGTTAAGAAATGCCGAGAAAGATGATATATTAGACAAAGAAAACGAGATTGAGGTATTAAGATTAGAGCGTATCAAAGACAATGCAGAAAAGGCAAGGAAGGCACGTGAGGATGCCGAAAAGAAGGCAGCCGAGGCTCGTAAAAAAGCATTGGAGGACGAAATAGCAGCAACGGAGCGTGCATTTGTTTTGCGTGAAAACGAAGCCAAGCGTACAATAAAAGATGCGGAGGAATTGGCTGACGTTCTAAAAAGAATAGACCTGGAAAAAGGATTGGCAGTTGCAAGGGTTAAATTAAGGTTTGCCGTCGAAGGGAGTCTTGATGAGGCGGAATTAGAGGGTGTGGTCCTTGACATAGAAAGGCAACTTGCGGCATTAAATGTGGACAGGGCTGTTTTGGACATCCCTGTGATTCCAAGAATAAATATCGATAAATTAGATGTTCCGAAAGAAGGTTTGGAGCGGATAAAGGAGATAAGGAGGAACCTGTTTGCGGGGTTGTTATCAGATGAAGAGGCCACAAGGTTAATAGATGAAGAGGTAAAGAAACTTAGCGACATATTAGACGCTGAACTTCAAAAAGTTGACATAAAGGGGGCACAGAACATACTTGCGGCATTAAACAATGGTGGTGATGTTGACACCGCCAAGTATGAGGCAGAGACAGAAAGGTTGAAGGCAAACTCCGAAAATATAAAGGCACAGATGCAATTATTGTTGGATTCAGGCACAGGCACTGCGAAGGAGTTTAATGATCTGCAACTTGATTTACTAAACAACGAGATAGCATTAAAGGAAAGGTCTTTAGAACTTGACAAACAAAGGCAAGAAGAAAACAAAAAGGCGGCACTTGAGTTAATAGCCAACGCTAAAGCTGTCACAGATGAGTTACTTAATGAGGCGATAAGACGTAAGGATAACGAGATACGCATTCAGGAGGAGCGGGTGAACGGTTTGTTGTCAACGATTGACAAAGGCAATACCGAGCAGTTGCAACTTGAAGAAGAACGGTTGGCAAAATTAAGAGAGGAAAAGGAAAAGTACGTGAGGGCACAGCGGCGGATAGCTGCGATTGAAATAGCTATTAATACAGCGGTTGCGGCGTCTAATTCAATAACTGCAATAACAGCGGCATTCAAGGAGGGAAACTTGTTCAAAGGTATAGCAACGTCATTAGCATTGGCGGCACAGATAGCGGCTGCTGTGATAGCTGTTAGAAATGCCTTTAGTGACTTGCCATCGTTCAGACATGGAACAGAACGTACAGGCAGTGGCAATGTTGACGCATACGGCGGTTATCACGCCATATTGCATCCGAATGAAAGGGTGTTGACGGCTGAGCAGAACGCTCCATTGTTGAGATATGGCATTAAGAATCAAGACGTACCACGCCTGGCACTGATGGGTTTAAAAAATTCAAGACCTACGCAACTTGACACGACAAAGGTTGAAAAAGCCCTGAAAGAGCAAAACGAACAGCTAAGGCAAATAAAAGAGGTATTGCAAAATTCAGGTGTTGACCTGAGCATAACAGACGAAGGGATACTAAAGATGACCAATAGGGCACAGGAGCGTATTAACAAGACGAAGAAATTCAGGCGATGAAGTTACTACTAAACGGAAAGGACTTCACAAGTCATGCAGACCTATCTGGCATTAGTATATCATTAGGGCTGAATGAGACGGACAGGACATACAACGTAACGTCTTCAAGCGAGATAAAACTTACAGGCGAGGCGGTAGAATACCTTAAAAAAATATTCCTTGCTAATCCATGTGAGGGCATAAAACAAAAGGTACAGGTGTCGTTATATGACGATTGTTGCAAGAAGTGGTTTAGATTTGAGGCGTCGGCGGAAGGCTTCAACTATTGTACCGATTGCACGGGATCAATCAAGTTAAAGGAGCCTTCACATAATAACGCATGTTACAGAAAGTTGAACGAAAAGATATGGTGGAGACAAGGGTTCGCCAATGCCTACAAGCACCCACAGGTATGGTATATCAATAGACCAGGAGCCATTCAGATAATAATGTACGTGCTGTCTTTTTTTGTGATGTTGGTCATAAGAATTATTTTCGAGATATGCCGTGCCATAGACTCATTGCCTATAATTAGTATAGATTGTTCACCGCTTGAAAATGCAATTTGTGACATATCAGAATACATTGCTGGAACCAACAACAAGACCCCATCGCCGTATATAAAAGACATCCTTGAGTACAACGCTGGCTTGTGCGGGCTAAAACTCAGGTCGTCAATTTTCCAGGTGTCTATACACAGGAATGATGTTCTTTTTATCCCACAGTATGAGCGTGGCCGCAAAAATGCCGTAAATTGGATTGAGGGCAATGGTCCGAACCAAACGACAATTCAATTACTTGACTCGCTTATTCCTGTTTACAACCTGGATTATAGGATTAAGAATGGGGAGTTAATAGTTGAACGTAAAGATTACTTTGACCGGGCAGACAAGGGCATTATAGCAGACATTAGGGGGGAGGATGTTTGTGTTGAGTTTATAACGGATAAAAACTATTCAAACGGCAATTACTACTATGCCGATGATAGTATAGATAAAGAAAGTAACAGGACATCGAACTATCCGGGCACGGCAACGGAAACAAGTATAAGGGGATGGTATGACGACCGTGTTGAATGGAATCCTGAGGGGGCAGACTGGAAGGAGGGGACTTTGGAAGTAGCACCACAGTACGGAAGGGCGAGATTTATGTTTGATGCCTTGACAGGGGTAGTTGATGGTAATGACGATTTTGATTTTCTGTACGACGCCATTGCAAAACTTGGGCATCCGTTGGCTGGGGGCATATGCAGGAACAACGAAACACGACGCTCCAATGACCTGATACTCACAGACAATACTGTACAGCATGTCAAGATACTGACATTGGAACCCAATACCAATCTTGACGACGCAAAGGTGATAAAGAGAAAAGTAAGGACAGCCAGCATAAACTTTTTTGGCATCAGCGGAACTTTCGATGTGTTTGATTATAACTACACGATGTGGTATGACGAGACTGAGCCAGAAGGGTTATATCAGACATTCCACTACATTGACGACCCTAACAGGAATAACAGGAAGGTGTTAAAGATTCAGGATGTAACCATTGACTACGATTGCGAGAAATTGGGGGACATAATACAAAGCCCTGATGACTACGCATTGAAGACGTCTTTTGGAGACACGAAGGCAAATGGTTATGAGATAAACTTTGAGGACAAAACTATAACATTCACAGGATTAGAAATAAAATGCTAATATGACTATCAGCACCATATCACCGCCACAGACTATACAGAGCACAATTGGAAAATACGACACGGTAAAGGCTACATTCCAAGCGGATGAGATGGTATCAGGTAAGTCAATTAAAGTAAATATTGGGTTATGGCTTCCATCTACTTTGTATGGGCTTGCGAGTGGACCTGCATATTACGGTACTGTTCCAGCATCAGGCACATCGACACTATTGTTTGCCAATACACCAAACTGGCAGAATATAGAGGTGAAAATAAACGCCATAGACGGAAAGACCTTCGAGATTGAGGTAAAGTACTTGAATACGGCAGACCTTAATGGATACATAGGTTTAGTACCACAACCGAACTTGGCTAACATCTTCAACAAGTCATATGGTTCAGGCACGTCAGTTTATGACACCTCAAAGGCCATTGGTATATATGTCGATATAGAGAATGCGACGGCTGAGGCAAAGATACAGGCCACTAACAACTATTGGTGCGAGACTGACTTCACATACATTACCACAGGTTTTACGGCCATGCAAGATATGGTGGTTAAGTTTCAGTCAACTGCACCGATAAGCCAGTCGTATTATGTAGGATTCTACCGTGAGGACACTATAAACAACTATGAGGATGTCGTCGATAGTTTGGGTCTTAACTATGCCTTTGTGAACGGTGGTGTTATGCTCGTTGATATGTTGCCAAACACCTGCATAACGGCTGCGACAAATATAGTATCTGTGGGCGGTATCAGTTCTGGCAGTGTGACCATAGACAAGGCGTGTTTAGAGCCGAACGGAACTTACAGGATGTATATCGTTTACAAACATCTTGGGCAATGGCACTCCTGCCAGTCAGGGCCATTAAAGTTACAAGGGGCGACGATACCTGTAATCGACCCGACAGTAGGCTACATGGTAACGGATGCCTTCGGTAATGTATATACAGACGGTTGTATTAAGGGGCTGCCCGCACAAGGATTCATACAGGTTTGCACAATAATAGACAGGGGTGCATTGGATGCTGCCATCACGGCAAACGGATATAGCGGAGATGCTGAGGATTACCTGCAAAGCATAGGGGTGACAATTGGCGGTCAAACTTTGCCATTTGTCGTTGACAAAAGTATCATTGAGATTTGTACTAATGTCAATACAGATCAGTTCACGGGCAGCAATGTTGTAAGGTTTGAGGTAGTAATGAATTACGGAGACCACACCGACGTCTATAATATTGACATGCCTATCGAAGTTGTTAGCCAGGAACTGACATTGACAGGTACTTTTACACAGGACGGCAACGAAGTTGATGAGATATGTGCTGAAGATGGCGATGTAACGTTGACATTCAGCCCATTGGGAGGCGATATAGACGCATTATTGGGGCAGGATGGATATTATGGCGATGACGGAATAATAAGTGAATCTGACGGGGCTGTTGTTGTCTCAAATGCCTTTTTAAACACAGATTCTGAGTATTGTATCAGGATAATAAAGCAAGATCCTGTGTCAACGGGTGGGTGCGAGTGCCCATGCCCTGAGACATCAATCACGATACACGAATACACCGATGCTGTTGGTGACTTAATAGTGGAGGTCAGTGGTATGGGTACTGTTTCCGGTACTTTGGATGGCGTATCTTTTACGAGGCCATTGCCTGCCATAATTTATGAATTTAGTGACAAGTTAATCATCAGCAACATCCACGTAATTGATGGCGATTGTGAGTATGATGACATTACCATAAGGACGTACACACAAAACAAGTGCTACAAGTACGATATTTACAATGAGGATGACACGGCACATGATGCGACATATAGGCGATGCAGGGGTACACAGATTGATACGGTGACGGTAGGGGCTGGTGAACACGTTGAAGTATGTGCGGCACTTGGCAGCGTGGTGCTTAGTGTGCCATTGCTGATGACTGACACCTTATTGGGGGCTTGCGTACAAATAGACAATACTGTAACTGTCACGATTAGCACAGATGATACCTACCCATGTGATGACTGCGATGAAGATCCTCTGGTTTGTGACAGCATGCCTACCATAGAATATGAATGTGACCAAGATACACAGACCATCACGGCAAGTTCCGGAGGCAGCGTGTCAGGTGCGGTAACTGACGTTCTTGAATACAGCCTAACAGGCACAAATTACCAATCATGGGGAGGCAGCATCACAGGGGAGTCAGTTGTTTACCTTAAAAGAACAATAACATTTGATGAGTGCCCCCCAATAGAGCTAAACGAGACTGTTTTCTGTTCAATGACTGAGGAATGTGATAACAGTTTAGAGATTGAGTATACCTTAACGCCAACACTATTAACAGTTACACATACTGAGACTATAAACAGCCCTGTACATTTCGACTCAGGGTTACTTGTGTCCATTGATGGCGGTGTCACATTTAATGAGTACACAGGACCGATAACTTTAGTTGGTGGTGAAGAGATTGTGATTACACGAAAAATTGAGTTTTCCGACGGCTGCCCGACAATAGATATAATCAGAACGGATGTAAATAATGGTGCGGGCACTTGTGATTATGAGCAATTTGAACTGTTCTGTGAATACAATATTGCCACAACATTGTTTAGTGCGGACTTCAACGGTGATGAGAGTGGACTGGCAGTAAATGATAAAAAGTATTCAATCGATGGGGGCAATACATACAGCCCATATACAGGCAGCGTTGCAGGTGCTAATATGTTTTTAGTTGTTTGGGAAATACAATATCCGGGTTGTGAAAAGCAGACGTTAATAAAAGCATGTTGCAAGCCTTCGATGTTGCCAACTGATGAGGATGGGTGTTTGAAAGTATGTATTGACGGCCCTATTCAGGTGGAGTTGCCTCAGCAACCCATTGAAGTTTGTTTGGTTGAGTGCTGTGAAGGGTTTGAACCTATATTGGAGTGTGTGGACAAGATGTTGAGTGTAACAAATGCCCCTGCTGGTGCTACATTTGCATGGACAGGGCCAGGCGGTTTCACTGCTACAACAAACCCAATAGACTTGACCGGGCAAGCGGAGGGCACTTATTATGTGTCTGTGACAGATACGAGTACAAACCCTCCGTGTGTTAGCAACGGACAATATCAATTTACAATGCCCAATGCGGGTGAACCAATAGCGGATCCAATAATAATAATATGACCAACATTTTAACGATAACGCCTGAGACTTGTACCAACATCAAAGGTCAGATTTATAAAATATGTCTGCCTGAGAAAGTTTATTGTTACAATCAGAATGTGGAAGGTCTTATAACAGATTGTGACAATGTTTACAACTGCAATAGATGCCAGACAGAGCCTGAGTACTACATACCTTTTTTTTCAGGTGACAAGCTAATGATTCAGACACAGCTTGCAGACACCTATAATTCAGACAAAAGGAATCCGACGGCAGGTTGGGGGACTGCGTTCACTGCCTGCCTTGTGGGGTCTAACGGCACGTTAACAGATGTGACACAGTTTACATCGAGACGGTTTATTGGGTGGGGTTGCAAGCAGACCTTTCAAGTCTTAGAGATTGATACAAGTCTTTTCCCTGATGACTGCTTCAAGATTCAGATAGCAGCCGTTGGCGGTTCTGAGGTTTGCACACAGGAGTTCAGGCGTGTTAATTCATGCAATAAAACATTGCTCATTGAATCGATACAAACTGGTAAGGACTGCTTAAACAATTGCTATGACCTCCCATCAAAATATGTTGGTGACTCATTCAAGTATTCAAACAAAATAAGGCTTAGGGGGTCTATTTATAAGACAGGCATCACTACGACATATGATGGAAAGAAGAAAGTAATTAGAGACAACTACAAGCTGAACATATCTGACATAATTCCTGAGTTCATGTTAAACTACGTTGTGAAGCAGTTATTCGGGGCTAATGTAAATGATGAATACCCTGAGATAATAGTCGATGGTGAGACTTACTATTTTGATGGTGTGAACACCCAAAATAGGCTAACTGATAGTCATATGTTTTTGGTGTCGTTTGACTTATTCAGGGAGTGCAAGGATATAAAAAAATGTAGGTAGGGTGTCACGCATTATCGATAATAAAATGTACACCAAATAATGTAAAATAGAACTATTACACAAGTGAATAGACCAAATAGAATACCGTACGTCAACCAAAAATAAGTAAACTGAAAACATTCAAACCATAAATATTTTAAAAACGACCTCATATAAAACTGCCATTATTGTCTGCCATAGCCACTGTGTTTATCATTGACCAATTTAATCACCCCACAACAAACTATGTACAAATTCAAGTTCTTTTTCCGCAGTTGCTAAATAGTCAACTTTTCCATTTTCATCGAGTACATCTTTTACAGGTAAAGCCCATTCACAACAAGATAATACATCCAACATATTTTCTGCCGTTTCTTGCTTTGTCCATTTGTATTTTTCTGAAAAAGAACGAAAAGACTTTGTTATATCATTTAATTGGCTCATAATAAACTGCTCACAACACATTATATAAAACAGTGTGGTGTCGTGTGTCTTTTTAGCCCACTTGCACTAATCAACTGTTTACTGTGTCGTTGCCATCTCAATAATTCTCTTAACTGCATCCCTGATAACAGGTACCAACTCCTCCCTGACACGGAATGAGATGGTCTTTGTCTTATATGGGGCGGGTTTTCTACCAGCACCCGCTCTGGCCCCGCCCCTATTTTCTTTTTTCATGCTTTTCTTTTTATATTATTGAGGGCAAATATAGCACATTGTTTGAAATAATAAACAATAAACAAAAAGTTTTTTTTAATTTTTATATATTTTTTTATATTTATATGCGTTTTGTCGTATATTTGCAGCGTAGAAGGGAAAGGGCATTTTTTAAACGTTTAAAAAAAAGAAGAAAATGCCATCTACATTACTTTGTGCGTCCAATTGTGGGACCACAGAAAAACCACCTCAAACATACCACAAGTCATGCGACCCTAACGCATTTAGGACGTACGGGTATCCACATTTTGCATTGGTATCATGCAACGTTGCAATCCCAGACCCCACAGACATAGCTCAGTGGGAAGCCCTTTGTACGTCTGGGGATGTTGCACTCTCACCAAAGGGGATTTTATCAATCCCCGCTCCTGATCAAACCACAGGTATTATCGACGCTTGCGGAAGTGAGGAGGTACTTGAAACTACATACAAACTAAATTTCGAGACTCATCAGGCAACAAAGCTGGAAGACTGTAAGTACTTTTACGAGTTCCTAAAGAACCACAAGAATTACAGAATCATATTCTTTGACTGTGACGGCAATGTTACACTCACATCAGAATACCTTGACTTCGTAGAGGGCGTGACCACCACAGCACCAACGGGTTCGCCCGGTTTCGAGTTTACCGTATCAAGAATCCCACATCCAGAAGAAGGCCAGGGACGTAAGGTTAAGTGGACGTTTGAAGCATCAATCCGTTTCAGCGGAACGGACATGCTGTGTTACACAGAAGTACCCGGTCTATTGGCGGCGTTACAATCTTGTACTCCATAAATGACATTTGAACAGCTACTAAGTAAGTTAATCCAAAAGAACTTCAGGGCCTCCCAGTATCAGTATTGGGAGGCTGTTGCTGTTCAGGCAATAAGGCATAACAAACGCCGTCTAATGGGTGCGTCCATAGACCTTGTGGACAAATTACGTCCGAATGAGGACGCAGTTTCTAAAGCACACAGGCAGGCCAATGAAAGGCAGCTAACGCTTGATCCAATATACAGATTTAAGCGAAAGGTGAGTAGGTTGATGGATTTTAGTTATGTCCTAAGCGAATACCTTGCGAGCATAAAATTCGACCCGAAGTATTATGCTCAGATGATTTTAGACCAGACGTTTGAAGACCCGAACTCTGGTTTTGTTGTGTTTCCTATAAACCCCAAAGACGAAAACATACCACCTAATCAATTAAACAGGAATGAGGGGGTACAATGGACAGTAAAGATATTAGACTACCGTGATCTTTCATACTACGATGAAAACTACGTTGCATTTAAGTTTATTGACGTCGAGATAAACAATTTGAAGCACAAGTCATACATTATTGGGGATAAAGAAAACTGGTATTGGGTAAAGCCAACATTCCAGCAAAACAAATTCACATATGAGGCTGAGTTGTGGTACAAACATGGAGCTGATAAATTGCCATTTATAATCCTGCCCGGTGTTGCTGCATATACAGACAACAACGAATGGTATCAAGAGTCCTTTCTTTTGCCTGCATATGTGTACTTTGATGAGGTCATAACGTCATTTTCCGACAATCAGATAGTAAGGGCCAGATATAACTACCCCAAGACGGTGATGGCAGACATTGCATGTCCAGAGGTGGGGTGTAATGGTGGCCAAATAACAGAGATTGACAAGGACGGTGCAGCAGTGCGTGACGAAAAAGGAATGCCCAAGCGTCATAAATGTCAAACGTGCAAGGGTACAGGCAAGATACTCGATCCGTCAGTTTATTCTACGCTGACAGTACCGCAAAAGATGATGACTGAAGGCGGAACTAATTTGAGTTCTGTGTTGCAGTACATCCATGCTGATGTTTCTATACTTAAAGAATCTTATTTTACCCCTTTTGACCTGCTACAAAAAGGATGCAAGGCTATCGGTCTTGACTTATTAGAGGACGCTGGAGCCAATAGTTCTGACCTAAGTTTGAGCAGGCGGCAGGAGGACTTATTGGACATGTTAAAGACTGTGGCTGAATATACATACAATGCTTTGGATGACATCATGTATCACATCGAGGTTTTGACTTTCCCTAATAAATCACAGAGGGGTGAAAGCCATATAAACAGGCCGTCATCATTTGAGATAAAGTCACCGGAGGAGTTGTTGGTATTGGCACAAAATGCTATGTTTGAGGATAGGGTGACGGCTCGAATGAACTACTACAAGACAAAGTACAAGAATCAGGACAGGTTATTGGGTATATACGACATGGCATTAAGGACTACACCGACGTTGGTTTTGAATTTTGAGGAGCAGACGAACTACCTTGCCGCTGGTTTGGTATCAGACTATGACATCATAAAAGGTATGCACGTGTTCAATGCTTTGGACGAAGTGTACGTTGAGGGTATGAGCGTAAAACGTGCCAATGAATTGATAAAGAAGTACCTTCTTGAAAATGGGTTTTATGAGGATGATGATGAGGATGATGGTGGCGTAGATGCACAGGTTCAAAATATTGAACTGCGGGGGTAAACAAGTTAGCTGCCATTTGCGGGCGACAGTACATATCTCGGCATTAGTTCCCCTTGATGCTTTTCTACTCCTTTAAAAACAAGTGTTTTGTTTTCAATTAGCGGACGTATCACTTCATGCCTAACAA